CATTGAATCCATATCCACCGTTGTTGATAGCCACACAATCAACGCACGCCATCCCCATAGAGTATGCATTCCACTTAAATCCATCACTTCCACAATTCTCTGCCAAGCAATTACAAACAGTTAACCCATATGAATTGGTTAATGCTGAGAATCCCACGCCAGAACAATCCCGCGCAATACAATTACTCCAAGTAACAACTACGCTAGTTGCCTTCGAATATCCTGTTGTACCACCAATAGCCTCGCAATATTGAAGTGTACCCGCCCCGCTGAAACCTGTTGTGCATCCATTCGTAGTGCATCTGTAGCAATTGACGCCGTAGTTTGCGCTAACCGTAGAAAAGCCTGTTGTGCAGTTAATGACATCAACGTCAACCGCCCTTGCACTTTGATAGGCTGCGTCGCCCATAACGCCACCTACGCTTGTCTGACTATTACCGTCGATCTTTACATTGACGAGGAATTGTCGCCCGTTGTTGTAGCTCGCCGAACTTATATCAAAGATAGAAATAGAGCCAACCGTTCCAGCACTAATTACTGGTTTGGTACTTCTATCGCCTCGTGTTGTCGTATAGCCTTCAATCCGAAAAGTGATAGCGTTTGCACCAAGGAATGGACCAGCCGCACCCACTGTTGCTGTTGTGATCGTATAAGTGCCAGACTTGATCCACGCAAGCATTTTATCTACAGTTAAAGCCTCCGATAATTTACCCGGCGATCCCAAAGCTCCACCCATCGCCCATGTGCCACCTGCAGTTAATGCTGCGGCAGGAGACCGATCTAATGTCCAATTAACTCCGTCTTGAGCAGTAATCTCATAAAAACCAACGGTCCATCCGGTTCCTGCAGTTATTTGAACAATATTGCCAACATCAGCAGCTACAGGAGTATGCCCATCGGGCGTTACAATCCAATTTGAGGCAGTAACCGTCAAATTAGTTCCGCTGTACTGGGCAGCAGCCTGTTGGCTATAGTCTGTACCAGCAGCAGCAGAGTTAAATCCACCACCGCTATTGTCTGAGCCGGTAGTACGCACTTCCCATACTATTGTAGAGGATAAAGCCATGATTATATATTCACATTAATATGAGCAACCGGATTAACCGCTACACGCAACGCATTAGTAATATGAGTGTTTCCATCTGAAGCCACACCATCTAGCGCTGTCACAATAGTAGATAACGCCTCAATAATGCGATTAGCATCAGCTCCACTTATCGATAATCTTCCGTCTTGTTTAGCCCCNTCTATAATAACGTCGGTGGTATCAGTAATTCTTGTACCCATTTTCTGTGCCGACCACATAGCTAAAATACCTTTTGCCGCAGAATATGCGCGAGCAATAGTATCGGCAGCAGGACGAACTCTNTCGTTTGAAAATTTAACAGCGACAGGATTATTAATCATCCTAATTCCCTCCAAGTAATACCACATAGTAGATTAATAGCACTAGTAGGAACGGAATTAAGCNTAAGTATGAAACTTATNTCTCCACTACCACCAGCCACAATAGGACGTTCCTCTGGCGTAGGAACATAATAGAAACCGCCAGCATTTGGAACCCACTCTCTAGCTAGATAACCGCTATCTAAAGTTGGCTCGGACATACCATGCTGCAGTATAGTTGCAGAGTCAGCCGCGCTAATCTCCGTCTTACCCGGCGTAATATTGGTCGCCGTACCAGTTCCAGAAGCAGTACTGCGGGCTAGTACAATATCTAATTGCTCCGCCGTCTCCTGATCTCCTGTTAGCCAGCATCTTAATATCTCAATCGGTTTATTTGACGCAGGAACTACTTCAAAGATCGTACCTGTCGTAGCAGACGTAACCGCCCGCGTTGCCGTATATACACCCTTCATTATGCATCTCCAAAAAATAAGTATTAATACCTACCTAGAAATACACCAATTCGCAGTAGATACAAAAAAACCCCCGATATAATTTCTTAAGTCGAGGGTTAAGTTGCATTTTGTGTTTACAGAGTTCCAATAAGAACACGACGATTATCGAGAGCAGCTACTCCACCCTCATACCAACCGTAAAGACCTGCTAATCGTTGACGATGCAAAGTATCGTCTTCAAAGATTTGTACGCCAGCACGCACAGGCATAACAAAACTATCTTCGCTACTAAGATCTAGACCAACAACAATCTGGCTGTCGCCAGAAGGCATGGTTCCAGAAAGATCGTTCTCAAAGAACAGTTGATATTCTTGGTCGTCGCCAAGCTCATCAAGATCATGAAGATTAGTTTGAAACAGACGAGTCAAGACTCCGTCTTCATTAGTCAACAGTTCACGTCGGCTAACTTCATCTAGTTGATCCACGCCCATATTACGAACGTCTTCGGTAGCTTCCGGACTAATATATAGATCGGTTAGCTTGCCACGATTAATAGACGAAGAGTTTCCTCCGCCGTTACGACGCATAGCAACCTTCAGCAAAGAAATAAGCTTCTTAGTAAAGGTGTCCGCAGGAGCGTCAGGATCATAAACCGAAATATTACGGTCTACGCCAGCAGAAATCAATGTATGCCACGCATCATCATTAATTTTCTTTACAAACTGGGAACGCATTACTTCAAAAGCGCGACCCACAACATCCCAACGAGCGTCCCGAGCATACTTCAGCAACCAGTCAATAGAGGCACCGATATCATAGGTCGGAACCATAACAGAGTCACCTTCAACACGTCTCTCAGGAATACGACCGTGATTAGGAATAGTGAAAGCAACAAAATCTTTCTCAGTTCCCGGAGCCAGAAAATCTAGCGGAAATTCACTAGTTGCGCCCGGCTGCAAGTTGATAACACTAAAGATACCGTTTGTGATATCTCCACTCATAACACCCTTACGAATAGGAGTGCTAAAAGCTTGAGCCAATTCAGCGACACCCGCCAAAGACTCTTCTTTATTCGCCGAACCGGACTTGCGTAGCAACTCGGTCATTTCAGGCGTATATTCAAAAAATTTACCCATTACTAGATCTCCTCAAAGATTAAACCACATTAATATCTAACTTGGCGTATCCATCAGCATCTTTGGTAGAAAGGAACCTTCCAACCTTAGTACTATTGGCTACCGCAGTCGCAGTTACTTCGCCAGCTACGTTGTAATACGCATCTGCACCAATTGTGGGCGTTCCAGAAACTTGATCTGTGACTACCACACCACGTCGCAATAACAAGACTTTACCGCCAATTTGCACTTCGTCTTTCGCCGAAGAAACTGCTTGCTTGGTCAAGTCATAATTGACAACATCATTTAACAACAAACCTGCTGGGTTTGTACCGCTTACACCGGCTGTCGGAAGCTTCACCAACGCTGACGAATCATCCATAGCCGAACCAGACCCACCAGCATCATGAACTACGATTAAACCCTTTTCGGCCGTACTAGCACTCATGAAAAAGCTAAGATCTGTAAAATGTTCTACACGATCACCTTTTAAAGCCATTATATCATCTCCGTTTATTTACAAATACACTCTTCAACCCATTTTTGAATACCTTGACGAGCCGATGCCAACGCTGTGTCATCATCGCTGTCTTCTTCACCGCTAACAGAATGGGAACCCTTNTCAGCTTGTGAATCTTCTTCAATAACCTTGGATGCTTCCACATCGTCTNCGTCATCATCAGTCTCTTCAACAACGGGCTTAACACTCGCCAGAGCTTCGACAACAGCTTCAAATTGCTCATCAGACAATTCGGCTAAGCTCTTATTCTTAGCAGCAGCTTCTTCATCAGACAAACCAATCTCGACAAGCTTCGCGGCTCTCGCAGATGCTTTTGCCTCACACTTGATGGAATCAAGTTCTGCTACAACAGCTTGCAATTCACCACTCTTGTCAGATACGGCCTTATTCGCGGTATCGACGTTCGCTTTAGCTTCTTCCAAATCAGTATTCAAGCTCTTGATCTGTTCGGTAAGCGAAGCAACGTCCGCTTTCAAACTAGTAATAGTGTCTTCATAAGAAGACGTGTTGGCTTCTGCCAACTTATCATTAAGACTTTTATTTTGATCTGTTAAAGTAGCTACGGCGTCCTTCAATTCTTTAATTTGATCATTAAGAATTTCAACCGACATATCACTCTCCTTACTTGAAATATCAAAAGAATTTTTATCTACATTTTTATCTACACCATTATCGGTAAAAATGGAACATTTACCATCTTTGCATGCCGCGAACGCGAAAGTTTTGTCTTTATCAAAGATCACACTGGCCTTATTTGCAGGGTTTTCCGTGAAACCTTCGCCTTTAAATGAGAAGTTTCTGAGCAGTCTGCCAACCCGATGATTTTGATACCAGCCAGAACCACCGTAAGCTTTTAAGTATTGAGATAAAAAGGCAGTAGACTTAGTTCGGGCTACAATATGCTGCTTGCCATCCGGAGCCACGACCCCATAATCAAATCCGTTAAACTTGCATTCCATCGAAACCGAGATTTCGTTATTTTGGATCTGCGTGATTAAATCTTCTGCTCTTTTAATTAATTCGGGGTCTTTCCATTGTCTATAAATAACAGAAGCGACTAAAAGATGATATAATTCCGGTAAATCTTTGATCAACGTATCCGGTTCAATCAATTTATGGCTATCGTCTATGACCCAGCTATCAATGATATTGCCAACAATCGCCTCTTCGTCATGCTCGATATTTGTTTGCTTAAACTTTGGGCTATCTTTCGCGGCCCATGTTTCGGCAGGATCAAAAATATCATCATTAAGATTCCAAGTAGTAGATACCAATATAGATCTAACTACATAAATATCTTTTCTACTTTGTAAAGTGACTATATCTTGCATAGCCGCGTCTGAATCATCCTGCTGTAAAGTAAAGGATAAGGCTGTATTCTCGTCTACTCCTAAACCTTTTTCGCTATCAAATATCTTCATTCTACATTATCTCCAATAATACGATTAACATAATAAGATATTCTCAAATTACGTATCTGGTCTATATTCAACGTCCCAAAAAGTTTAGCGGCCTGTTTAGTCCACCCACTAAAATCCGCATGAATTTCTTTTTGTGGATTTTTAGTAGCCGCCGCAACACTTTCTTGAGTTAATGGGTTCTCTATAGATAGATTACACAAAACCTCAAATTTCAGCGATTCTAGATGTCTCAACTCATCATTAGTAAGACCGCGAACGCTCTTTTTATTAAAAACGGCTACAACAACAGGATTTAAAGTAGCAGAAATGTAGTCTTGGGCGGTTTTGGCCCATAACGCTAAAGAAGCCTTAGTTACCGGCTTAAACTCCTTCGTCTTTCTCTTTTTAGTATCTAAAGAGTTCTTGGGTCTGCCGGGTTGACCTACTTGTGACAGTTCGCCCGTCTGTTTGTTCTTAAGCTCGACAACCGGAACCTCTCCGGGAAGACGCGGTTCTAGTTCCAAACCTAGTTCGGACGGAGTAACCAATCCTGTTTGCAAAGCGGTTTTCTTTAGCGAATAATCTTTGTCCACAGTATGATAAGGACTAACCTTCTCTTCTTTTACCTTATTCTCCTTAGTAACACGTCTTCGCTCAATCTTCGGCTTCGCCTTTACATACTTCTGTACAAATTCATCACTCACAAGATTGCGATCGGCCATATTCAGCAGTAACGTAGCCATTGCCACAGGATCATCTAGATACATATAGTCAAATTCAACTTGGGCTGGTAGGCGGAAACCCATTGCTTGTTGAACCGCCGCTATCTGCTTATTCCAAAAACGGATTACTATGTCTCGTACGTAGTTTAGTCTTTCCGTAAGGGTTTTTAGAGAAATAAAGTTATTAGTAGTCCCCTGTGCTCCGAAAGTACCAGTTAAAGTAGGAGGAATA